GTAGCGAAAAAGAGAATTGACGGGGTAATAGCCTGTTTGCAGGCCCTCGCAGCCTTCCTGGAGTGTGAGAAAAATTACAAAGGAGTGAACGTATATTGAAATATAAACTTATGGCAAATATATATCAACGTTTTATTAGCAGGATAGCATCAGAAATTGAGAAGCGTTCCATTACTATGGATTATACACAGAGTTGTGGTCTTCCGTATGGCTTTTCAGCCTCTCCGCTAAGCCTGCAGGGTGCTATGAAATTAAGTGCTGTTTACAGGTGTGTAGAGGTTGTTTCAGATGCTATTGCTTCACAGATTTGGGAAGTATTAAAATACACATCGGCCAGCGGGTGGTTAATAGATGAATTTGATGAGGTGGGTTATATGATGAACAACGAACCAAGCCCATCCATGTCGAGGTTTGTAATGATGAAAACACTGGTATCTAAAACACTCCTGGAAGGTAACGGTCATATAATAATCCGCAGGGACTTCCGTGGTGATCCGATAAGGCTGGACCTTGTATCCGGGAATGTAACGATGTTTAAACGTCCTAACGGTTCAATATATTACAAGGTAGCTCACATGGGATATGAAGTTGGATTTTCGTCCGGGTTTATTGAGCAGGTTGAGGGTGAGGACATGATTCATATTCTCAATTTTTCTTATGACGGTTATACAGGTGTCTCCACATTAAGACATGCTGCTAATTCCATGGGTATTGCTACAGCCTCCGAAGCCTCTGCCAAAGGATTTTTTGAAAGTGGTGCAAATTATTCCGGTATAATTACAGGAGAAGGTAAAATTACAAAACTTCAGGCTGATGCTATTAAACTTAGTTGGGCACAAGCTTTTGATCAGACAACTGGTACCCCCGGTGGTATTGCCGTCATGGAAGGTGGATTAAAATTTACGCCGGTAACAGTTAATCCCAAAGACGCTCAGATGTTAGAGAGCAGACAATTTAACGTTGTTGATATATGCAGATTTTTTGGTACACATCCTTCAAAGGTTTTTGATAGTGCAAATTTGACATATAGTAATATTGAAGCTTTTCAGCTGGGGTTTTTGAGTGATACTATTTCACCATTTGACTCAAAGATTGAAGCTGAATTTAACCGCAAACTGCTCAGACCTTCACAAAGACGAATAACACGTCTTAACTTGAATATGGATGAACTGCTCAGGGCTAACCTGGATGCAAAATCTAACTACTACAGGAAGATGCTGGAAACGGGAGCATACTCACCAAATGAAATAGCTGGTAAGGTTGGCCAACCAAAGGTTAAAGGGGGAGACAAACGCTACGTGCCTATGAATCTGATTCCGGTGGATGCGCCTGTTACAAAAAATACTAAGGTTGACAAAAACATTAAAATTGAAGATAATGGAGACGACGACGAATAGAGAAATAAGAAGCATCCCTGAAGAAGATTCAGAGGTAAGGGCTTTAAGTAACTCGAGGAGCATTGAGGGTTATGGGATAGTCTTTAACAAAGAATCCCGGGATCTGGGGGGCTTTACAGAATTGATATTACCTTCTGCCATGGATGGCATTATACGGAAATGTGATATTGTAGCTTTATTGAATCATGATATAAGCAGGGGTGTACTTGCACGGTCCACTAATGGCTCCGGTTCATTGAGATTATTGGTTGATACTAAAGGTGTGAAGTACGGATTTGAAGCACCTAATTTCGATTTAGGTAATGAATTAGTAGAGGGTGTCAGGAGGGGTGATATCAAAGCCTCATCATTTTCATTCTCTGTTAACAGAAATGGTGAGCGAATGGAAAGACGGAGGGATGGTTCTTATTTGAGGACTATTTCTCAATTTGATCAGGTATTGGATATGAGTCCCTGTTATCGGGAGGCGTATCAGGATACTACTGTTGCATTAAGAAACTTAGACGAGTTTAAGAGCGCAAATGATGGTTTAACTGATGATATAATCCCTGAGCCGGTTATAGCAGACACTATAATTGAGCCTACAGAGAAAGTGGAAGAGGTTAAAGTGGTCAGGAGTGAGAGAGAACTTGAACTAAGAAATGAACATAATAATTTGAAAATTAAAAACTTATAAAATGGCAAAAACTGTTTTAGAGCTTAAAGATGAAAAAACAAACGTCTTAAAAGCTAATGATACACTCTTCGAACTCGCTACGGCTGAGAAGAGGAGTTTAACAGATAAGGAGCTTGGTGTTATTGAGGTTAACAACCTTAAAGCAAAGGCTTTTGATCTGCAGATTGAATCGGAATCACGCAAACTCGACAGAGGTGTTATGGTTCCGGGCAATCCAAAAATAATTGAAGAGCCTACAGAGAGATTCTCTCTTATCAAGGCTATCAGGGCACAAGCTGAGCGTAGAGAAATGCCAGCTGTTGCACGTGATATGACTGTACTTGGAAGACTGGAATTTCGTAATTCCGGTATAAATTCATCTGGTGATATAATCCTGCCTTTCGAGCAGAGGGCCGGTGATATACTTGCTGGCACACCTACAAAAGGACAGGAGATTGTAGCAGAAGACAAAAAGGCTATTCTGCCTCCGCTGGTTGACAAACTGATACTGGTTAAAGCCGGTGCGACATTCCTTACAGGTCTTGTTGGTGATGTTTCTTTACCTTCCTATTCCGGGACTACTGTTGACTGGGCACTTACTGAAACCGCTGAGGCTGATGATGGCAGCGGGACTTTTGGTGAAGTATTATTTCAGCCTAAAAGGATTACTGCTCACTTGGATATATCCAAGACTTTCCTTGCACAGGATGGCGTTGGTGCAGAAAAACTACTGTTGGAGAATATTGCTGATGCAGTAGCCCGCAAACTTGAAAAAACCATCCTTGGTGTTGAAGAATTTGAGACTTATAAGCCTGAAGGAGTCGGGTTTGTTGATATTGCCGCAGCTAAAGTTGCGCCTACATTTGCCTTGGTGGTAGCAATGGAAACTGCTATTGACACAGCCAGCGCACTTGTCGGCAATTTGGCTTACATCACTAATGGAGCCGGACGTGGTATTCTGAAGAGTACACCGAAGGTTGCAGATACAGACAGCAAAATGCTATCTGAAGATGGTCAGCTCAATGGTTATCCTTTGCTTGTAACCAATGCAGCAAGTGATGCTGCCGGTTCTGATGCTGGTGAACTGTTAGCTTTCGGAAACTGGGGTGATGTTTGTATTGCTCAGTGGGGTGGATACGACATTACTGTTGATCCTTACACCTTATCTATAAACAACAAAGTTAGAGTTGTCATCAATGCTTACTTTGATGCTAAAGGCATGAGAGGTACACTAAACAATTATGCAAATTCAATTACTACCATAGCAATTAAAGCTAGTGCATAAACATTGTCAGGTTAATGGGGGGGCAAATTACCCCCTCATAACCTTACTTAATACTAAATAAGATGACTACACAAAATTTATATGGTTTAACGTTACGTGGTGGTGGGTGCCAGACCGGCCCAAGGCCAATACTACCAGCTGACTTTTTAGCAACAGCCGATGGAGTTGATCCTAAGATTACCCTGACATGGGACGATACTGATGCAGTTTATGATTTTGGTGAGTTATACTATTCACTTGATGAAATTGAATGGCTATACCTGACAAAGTTTAAGCCGGAACTTGAGACTTTCTTACATGACAATCTTGAACCGGGTACAGCCTATTATTACAGGCTCAGGGTTAAGAGGAGGTTTAAATGGTCTGTGTATGCAACAACTGATGATGAAACAGCGGCAGAATAAATACTAAGTATTATGGCATACCTGGAATTAGGAGAAGTAAAAAAGCACCTCACAGTTGACTTTGAGGAGGACAATGATCGTATTGAAGGGCTGATAGACCTGGTTGAGGAGTTAGTCCTTACTGAGATACAAGGCACAATTGACGGTGAGGGTACTGTCACAACTGCTGTTACCAAAGCACTTGTCGGGGTGGGTACTTACTTCACTAATTTCACGCCAGGCGATACTATCAAGGTCGAAGGAGAAACAATCCGGACTATTGACGCAATAACTGATGATACTCACCTGACTGTCACGGTTGCTTTTGTAGCTACTGCGTCGGGATTGGGTTATATCACACATCCGGGTATCCCTAATCCGATACCCAAAGGACTTAAACAAGCAATGTTACTACTTGCAGAACATTT